CGAATCTCTATCTAATTGATAGCAACAATCTAATAAACAAATCCAATACAGTTTATAGCTCTTTCGCCAAGCATCAGCACTGACGCCCAACAATTCAGCAAGCTTAACATCCGTATATTTTTTTGCTGTTTGATTAATTTCTGCTTTTACCGCCTGAATGGCTAGTAAGGTAAGAGATTGAAGTCGTTGCTTAACTTTTTTCGTTATCCTTTTTTTACTATTTAATCGCTGAAACTCATGCCAAATATAGGGAACAATGAGTATTTGCTCACGATAATATTGATAATCACCATAGCAATAGAGTAACCATAAGCGCATTTCGTTAGGCAATTGATGAATACCTCTGCGCCATGATGAAGTGCGATAAGTAACTTCATTAATTAATGGTTTTGATTTTCCTTTGGCATGTTTTTGCTTAATTTTGAGTGGATGTGAGGGGAGTCTGTATCGAGACTTTCTTTCACCCGCATAGCGTATTGGGTTTCTTTTAAACCTATCGGTTACAAGTATTGCTTGTTCCTCCATGGCACTTAACGGCCCATTTTCTATAATACAAACATTCATCAACGCTGTACTTACTCGCTCGCGTATCCACTCAATATTCACTATCGCACCTCTTGGATAATTATCTGCCCCCTTTTTCCCCACACTTTTGTTACCCGCCCATCCCATACACGTGAATCATCGTCAAAAATAGCATCAAGTAATGCTTTTTCGAGATTATCTTTATCCGGTTTTTGTTGATGGGGTTTACCGTTCATTTCGGAGCGTTTAGTTTTACTCCAACTCTTCGGCATGGGTAGAATGAATGTAATGTGGTAATGTGATTCAGGTAGGGTGATTTTGTTTAACTTTACTTCGTCCTTAAACGCAAAATACTTTAAAACTGGGGGACGTTTTTTCCATTTATCAGCCTGAGTCATCCTTGGTTTAGGTACTGGTTCGATATTAAAGACCTTCACACGTTCAACTTCCCTTCTTGGATCAATATGGCTTGCGTTCTCAAAACACCTTCTAGATGACATTGTTTTGCATACTCCATATCCGTAAATCGTGTTCGTCTATCAACTTCATCGTGACATGCACTACAAGCCCAAGCGCCAAATAAGTCATGCGATTTTATTCCGACGCCACAAAGACCTGACATTCTGTAATGGGCTAAAACAACCGTTTCAGAGTTACCATTACAAACTGAAGGTATTCTAATCTGACATTCACGCCCTTTTGCCTCATTGCGTAAATTCATCATGAGCCTCCTGATTACTATTTTTTATCACTTTAAAATAAAAACGATCATGTTATTAACTGAAATAATCATCACTATTTCCTATTCTTCTTGCTTTCTTTTCAAACTCATATATTCAGAGTTACGAGGAATGATGATCGGAATTCCCTTCTCAATGCACCATTGTTCATGTTTCTCCATCATGTAAAGCATCCTTGCTTTATCCATCTTGCTGGTTTCTTCACGCTCACCGTTTTCATTGCGCCCTAACCAGTGTCCAACGAAATATTCATGCGTTTCCTCATTAGTAATGGGCTTTGATAAAACGATTTCACCGACACCATTTTTAATATCGATAACAACGCCACGTGCACGTAACCACTCGCCTGTGGTTTCCATCCACATACGCCATGTTTTATTCATGGGTATGGTTCTTAAATCACGCCACTCGGTGATTTTGATGCGATAGCGTTTACCTGTTGTCACGATTTCGGAGAGCACTTTGAAAATACTGTTGAGATTGGATTTATGGAGACAGATATCATCTGTCACGAGGTCTCCTTTTTACTTTCATGAGTTAAAACGATTTTTCACAATACCTTTTAGGCTCTCGTTTCGGTTGAGCGCGATAAGCAGCCATATATTGATCAACTGGTGTAATACTCAATCCTTGTTGGTCAACATACACCGTGCCTGTTTTACCGTGCCGATTGAGCCTTAAAATCATCTCGGTCAGCGTTTCATCTGCATTATCGTGGTACACCGCATCACGATAAATGCCTAACCAATAATCACAATCTTGCTCGATTTGTCCTGTGTCTCTTGAATCACTTGGTACGGGGCGTTTATCAGCTCTGTTTTCCAATCCTCGATTCAGTTGTACAAGCAACACAACCACCGTATTGAGCTCTTTTGCTAATATTTTTAGCCCCTTAGTGATTTCACCATAGGCAATGTCATTACGGTCAGCTTTTCCCGCTTGCATCAGCGTGAGGTAATCGACACCAATGAACCCAATATCACCGACTTTGCGTTTAATTTTCCGACTTTCAGAGCGAATATGCTGTAAGGACATACCTGGTGTATCATCCACCCAAATATTGGGCTCATCTTTAAGGCGACCGATGGCATTGCAAAGCCTATCCCATTCATGCTCTTCTAACTTTTGGTAAAATTTATCTGAATTAATCTGGGTTTGTTGGGCTAGTGTCCGTTCAACAAGCTGTTTATCCGTCATTTCCATGCTGAACAGTAATACAGGCTTACCTTGTTGTGAGACATTTTTTGCCATTTCAGTGAGAACGGTTGTTTTTCCCATCTTTGGACGAGCACCAATCACGAACAGTGAGCCTATGACAATCTGTTTCGGGCTTAATAGACGGTCAAAATCTTTAAATCCCGTTTTTAATCCTCGATGTTTCTCTGGGTTATCTTGTCGATCACAAATGTCGGTAAAAACATCATCCAGCACATCATCAATTCGGCGTAACCCTGTTTTTCTCCCCATTTTTCCAAACGAAGTAGCTTCATCAAGCAAGCGTTGTGCTTGTTCAATTTTATCTGTAAAACCTAACTCACTTGGCGCCATCATGAGCTTTTGAATTTCAACCGTCTTTTCGATAACAAAACGCTGTGCGGAACACTCTCGGATTTTTTTCGCATAAGCCATAATGTTAGCAATACTCGGTGTTTCTCTTGCCATCTCAGCAAGATAGGCAAAACCACCTGATTGATTAATTCGGCCTTTTGACTCCAGACAATCCGTCACCGTCATGATGTCTATTGGCATACGTTGGGTATACATTTCTCGCAGGGTGAGATAAATAATTTGATGGTGTCGGGCATAAAAATCTTCAGGTTTTAGCAGTGAAAAAATTGATTGCGCATTATCACTTTGCGGGTCAAGCAGTAGTCCTCCAATAACATTTTGTTCCGCCATTAAATTATTCGGAACTTGGTTCATCACAGTGCTCCTTCCCTTGTTTTGAGTACCGTTTCAGGTCTGAGTAAATAATCAAAATTCGCTCGCCAACCCCGATTATTTTCGCCAAAATACCAAGCACTCGCCGTTTCCATAAAATAATCAAAATAATTTTTAGCTGATTCAACTGTGGGTTCTTTGAGCTCTTTCAGGAATTTGGATATTGCTCGTTTGCGTTTGTCATTCAGTGATTCGGCATTGGGTAATCTATCCCCTACCGATTCGTTGAAGGCTTGCATGATTTCCTGATAAGGAATTTTAGCTTGTCGATTAATTGAAATCTGCTTTGCAGGTTTCGAGTCGTCAGACGATAATTTTTTAGGGTTAATTGACTGGTTAAAAGACTGACTGGTTCTGGGTAAAATTTTTTGACTACCCCCTAGTCCAACAGTTTGACTACCGTGGTCAAATTCTTTGACTACCTCTGGTACAGAATTTTGACTAGGTGGTACTGTATTTTGACTACCGTCATCAAGAGATTTAGCCTCCAAATCTAAAATATATAAATTGGAAGTATGTCCCTTATCTGTTTTTCGCGTAACTTTACGAACAAACCCTTTTTTACATAAACTTTTAATGTGGTTTATCGCACTTTGACGGCTAATTTCGCAATGACGTGCAATAGTCTCATAAGAAGGAAAGCACTCACCTTTATCATTGGCATTATCAGCAAGTTTCAGTAGCACCATTTTTTGTGCTGTACTCCCCACCTGTAATTGCATGGCTTTTGCCATTAGAAGCATACTCATTTTCGCTCTCCTAATAACTTATCCCGATGTGCTTTCCTTAATTTTGCGTCTTTCAATGCTTCCTTTAAACGCTGACAACCCAGTGGGGTTATTTCTTGTAATAGCCTATTTCTCATGATGTTTTTATGCTCATCACAGCCATTAAATTCATGATTTATTCTTTGTCTCATGGTATAATTTCTCCATTCCAAAGCTGTATCAAAAAAGGGAAACTGAAGTTTCCCCTTGTGATAAAAACTGGATATTGATACAGTATATTTGTACGTTAAATGGTGAATTCCATTGAACAACACGCCTCGTTTGTTGCCGCAATCGAGGCGTTTTCTTTTATTTTCATTTGAGAAAGTTCACCCATTTGTTTCCACAAAAATCGGTACTCTTCTTCTGAGATTTTTCGTTCTCCTTCCATCACAAAATCAATAATTCCCGATGCGACAAGCGTTTCGCATATTTCAGGATATTTTTCAGTTCGACGTAGGATAGTTGAATCATGAACACCTAACGTTCTAGCCACGGCAGACTGAGTTTTATTTCTCAATGCTTGTAATGCTGAAGCTATTAGGTGGTTAGAGATAAATTGATTGAATTGTTTGCGTGTATTTGCGCATTCCATTGTTTAAAGTCCTTATGAGTTAACTAAGGGACAATAATGATCCGTGACTCATTCCGTATGAGTTGATATTGGGGGAAGAGTTGTCGCTTTATCAGCGACTCCGTAGCAGTCAAGAACCCTGCGGTTGTTAAAGAACGTGGTGAAATCAAGCTACTTTTGGAGGGAAAACGTCGTCTAAAGAACAATTTGCCCCTAATTTTTGTAATGCTTCAACAATAGCTCGGCAGTCATTTAAGCTAGGAGTTCTAATGTTTAACTCATAGTTAGCAATTCGTGACTGCCCCCATCCTATTGATGAAGCTAAAACAGCTTGAGAAATTCCCAGTTTTTTTCGCTGTTCTGCGATATTGTTCATGTGTGTATCCTCCTTGTTTATTCCAATATTACACACAATATGTGATTAACTGTCAATCACAAAACGTTTAAATACATTTATCACGGTTTGTGTTAAAAGGTATACATGAAAAAAGTAAATGAAGTTATTGGCGAAAGGTTAAAATCCATTCGTGAATCAAGAGGGCTAAGTCAAGCTCAATTAGCTAAATTGTGCGGCTACTCTGCTGCGTCCAGAATAGGAAACTATGAGCTTGGAGAGCGCAAGATTAGCGCTGATGATGCGATTGTTATAAGCGAAGCTCTTGGTATATCACCTGCCGAATTAATGTTTGGCAGTCAAAGTGAGCAAGTGATCAAAAATTATGAATACCCTCTATTCACAAAGGTACAGGCCGGCGCTTTCTCAACAGAATTTAACTCATACACCCAGAAAGATGCTGTGTCGTGGATACCTACAGCTAAGAAAGCTAGTGAACGTTCTTTCTGGTTAGAAGTTGAAGGTCAATCAATGACAGCACCACCAGGAGGCAAGCCAAGCTTTCCAGAAGGAATGCTTATCTTGGTTGATCCAGAGGAAGAAGTTGAGTTCGGAGATTTTTGCGTCGCGCGTTTACTGAATGATGAATTCACATTCAAACGATTGATTAGAGATGGTGGAATTGAGTATCTAGAGCCATTAAACCCTCGCTTCGATCTGATCCCTATTAACGGGAATTGCACAATCATAGGTAAGGTAATCAAATCACAATGGCCTGACGACACGTTTTAGGGTGTGGGGAATAAAAACGTAATATGATTTAAATACATGGATAATTTTATGCAAAATTTAGATAATGCGCTGCAAGGATTTATAACATATAACATTGATAAGTTTAAGGAAAAACACTTTCCTGATGCTGATATTGTGTCTTATTATGGTGGAATAAATTTTTGGTCTAAACATGCATTCCAACCAACAGTATCTTTTCTTGGTAAAGCAGCCCAAAAAAGGAGAGTAAAAAAACTGGTAATTCTACTTCAGACGACAGGTGGGAGTGTAGAATCAGTTGAAAAACTGGTAGAAATAACAAGATATTTCTACGACGAGGTATATTTTATAGTTCCTGACTTTGCTATGTCAGCTGGAACAATATGGTGCATGTCAGGTGATAGAATTTATATGGATTATGCGTCATCGCTAGGCCCCATAGACCCACAAGTAGCCAACCCAGATGATAAATGGGTTCCAGCATTAGGTTATTTAGATAAAGTAGAAGAGATTATAAAAAAATCCGAACAAGGGGTTGTTACTCAAGCAGAGTTAATGATGCTTAACCGTTTAGACCTTGCCGAACTTCGAAGATATGAGGAAGCAAGAGAATTATCAAAAGAACTCTTGAAAAAGTGGCTTGTTGATTATAAATTTAAAGAATGGAATTATAAAGAGAGTTCAGGTGAAGTCGTTAGTTTACAGGATAAAATGGATAGAGCGGAAGAAATAGCTATACTATTATCTGATAATAAACGATGGCACTCACATGGTAGATCAATTGGCATTAAAACTATAATTGATACTTTAAAGTTAAAAGTTGAAGATTACTCAGGCGATGAGGATTTCTCAGCTGAAGTTATTGATATCCATAATTTATTACTTCAATTTGCAATGAAATCAAATCAAGAAATAGTTGTCATAGGGTCAACACCATTTTTAGATGAAGAAGACCCACAACTGGAGATAGAAAATGAATAAGGCTACTAACTCAAAAATCATTACAAATGTCATTTCTATAAGAAATAAAGAAATAAATGAAAGACAAGTAAAAATGATTCGTGATCTTGATGATATGGGGTTGTTAGTTACACCTTCGTTCAATCTCAAATGCTCCCCATCGGCATATTTTCAACCTAGAAATAATTAACACCATTAAGAATGACCCTCAGCCCTCCCCGCGAGGGCTTTTTTGTACCCTCTCCCCTCCAAAGAGGTGATCTCCATTCCAATCTTATGTGACAAACAACACATTCCGTGTTTATTTACCATTTATTTTATATTTCAAATCATCGACTTAATTTAAAAACAAATAAATAAACACATTTTGTGGTTGACATTAAAATCACAATTTGTGAATATACTATCCATCAACGGAACACAGCACGTTGATGTTCTTTAACAACGATGGTAGCAAGCTGTGTATTAGCTATCAGAAAGGCGACGCTGATAAAGCGTCAACCTTCTCAGAAAGTTTTCGGATTGGTGTTTCATTATTTTATCACCAATCACTAAAGCCAACTGTTTGGAGGATATATGGCAACTATAAAAGTGAAGAAATCACGCAAACCAGACTTTTTACGTGGTAACTCTGCAAATAGACGTCACGCCAGACGGAAAGTCGAAGCCATTGCAATTAAAGATATTGAGATGCAACTAAACTCAATATTTCAACTAGAAACTAAAAAATTAAACCGAGTTGAAAAGACACTATCGCTAAGCCACATTCCTGTGACTAGAAGTATTGAACCTAAGTATCAATCATCACCTGATAACTGTTGTTTACCAGACGTATTAATATTTTCAGGAGTTAAAACAAAACAACCGAGCAGTGAGTTCGGTGTTACGGCTAGATAGGGGAAAATAACGAAAAAGAAATTGAACCCTACTCCAATAATGATAACTTCGACTCAAATACAGTAGCAAGAGCCATACTAAATACAACTCTCGCAGCATTAGATACTTAACGTTTTTTTGTAAAAAAACTAACCGGAGGCGGAGTTTCTTTTTCGTACTGCTTTTTAGCAACTTCTAAACACTCAGGATAAAGCGCTTCAATTTCAGCCATTAATTGCTCAGGTGTTTTAATTGAATCCTGTTTAGCTGCTAAAGCCAGCGCCATATCGAAAGCAACTCTTTCTACTGGGTTGTGTTCGGTAATAACCTTTTTAGACATTGATTTAATCCTTTCTATCACTGGGGAAACTTAATTATATCTGATTTATTACTGGGGAGTAATAGACCTCTGCCGTCTGAGGAGGTTAAGACAGTTCAGGCAACCATTACGAATGGAAGTATGTCATCTAAACAACAATAAGATTTAAGGTGACATATTATGTCGAGATAAATAGGAGAAGTAAGATGAAATTTGAAGATTTACCAGTAAAAATTCAAGAGATTGCAAGCCAAACATTGGCATGTTTAATAACCAATAACAATCCAGATAAAGAGCAAGCAGAAGAACTTGCTCGCTCTGTGGCAGTGGCTTTTATAAAGCTATATCAAGACAATTAATTATCTTTAAGTTTTTTAAAGTAATTAGTAAAACTTTGGTGAGCAAATATGATCGACTCAACTGTTGATCTTGACGCCGCTCCATTAATCATGGCTGTTTTTTCAGCCTTAATCAATTCTATAACTAATTGCTGAGCCGCTAATTCAGGGTTTTCTTTTGGATCAATTACTACATCTGACATAAAACATTCCTATATTGACTGTGGAATAACCAATATATCAATTTTCCTTGACTGTGGAAAGTAAGGAACCACCTCGCCTGACGTGGTTAAAAGCAGGCACAGTTAACTAATTACAGTCCATCAAGGTGGGCTGTGGCGAGTTGATTAATAGATAGGAAATAGAGATGGAAATATGGTTTAAGGAATTTGAGTCACATGGACGTCAGATTCTAATCAAGAAAGCTCATGACGCCGATAAGCAAAAAGTCGGAGTGCAGTATTGCTGGCCTGAGAAGATTTTCGATGTCGACTTTGGATTATGGATAGATTACGACGACGATGACGAGGAAAGCTTTGATAAAGCGGAAGAAGCACGCAACAAGCTATTCGACACCATCGATCAGGAAGCAGTAGATACCGCGGTGAGTAACTTAATTCAAAAACTCAAACTTGATGATTAGCATCGTGTTTAGTTAATAACGGAGGGAGTATGACATCCCTCGTTCAGCAGTAACCCACCCTATATTTAGATATATAAACAAGACATTTCGTAATTAATTATATTCATTAAAAGGAAATAAAAATGATGAAACAAAAAACCAGTGTCGTTATTAACGTAAAATTAACTTTAGAACATGGAATTAAATCACCACATGTTAAAGTAAAAACAAAAATATACGTTCATGAAGAAACTCCAGAATTAGAATTATTACTAAATAACTTCTCAGATAATTTAGTTGGAGAAAATTCAATTAAATCATCATTTGAAAAAGCGATTATAAATACATTACTCAATAAAAAAACACACTAATAAAATTCAAATCATTAAAAATAAATTAATACACCTTCACTTCGCCAACACCAGATAACCGCCTTATCTCTCATCTAACGGGGTCACCATGAAAACTAACTATTACAGCGCTATGCGTGATTGCATGGCGGTGCGTATCACTACGCCTCAAGCACGTAAAAATAAGCGTACAAACCCATGGTTATTCAGTTTAGCTGTGGTCATTGTGACAACCGTTGGCGTAATACCGACATTTGTAAGTTGAGGTAGCTATGAAAATTTCATACAGCTACTCGAACGGAACTCGGGTAATTCACGATAAAACAGTCATGGAATTTGACGAAAGTAGCAAGCTTAGTATTGAGACAGGAAGTTTCAGTGAGTTGGCTAAATTAACGGAAATCGACCCAGTTGAAGCTCTGCAATGGATTATGCAGTTCGACAAGGAAGAGATTGACAGGATTGTCAATGAAGCAAGCAAGGATGCACCTGTTTCTAAGATGAATCTGCTAAGGAGGGTTGCGTGACTCAGCATCAACAATGGCTAGAAGAATTACGCAGGAAGCGTAAAGAATCGCAGGAACGCGAACACGATGAATTTATGTATCAAACGGAAGTGTTAGGACGACAAGGATTGTCTATGCCTCTCAAGGACTTTTCAGGAGATTTTCAATGAACGTTTCTAACTCATACCCTACCGATAAATACCCCCAATTAACATCACCGTCATTAGCAAAAAACAGAGAGGAAGCTCTGGCTCAAGCTATTGCAATGATTGAGGGGTGTTTGCCAAATACGAGTGCGCCAGACAGGGAAAAACGATTAGCAATGGAACTGCTACACATGAACTTGGACGCATCGAAAAATCACCCTCCTCTACCTGCTCATATTCAGGCATTACGTGATGCGGAAAGGAATTCTGCACCGAGTAATAAGTTTGAAGTCGATTACTACGGAAGCGATCGACGTCAAGGTCAATACTTAGGAGATTAGTATGAAATTCGCCAAGGCAATGCGAAAAAAAGCAAAATTAAGGCTCGCTTTAACAGGGCCTAGTGGCTCAGGTAAAACCTATGGAGCACTGGAAATAGCCAAAGGACTTGGCGGAAAAACGGCATTGATTGATACGGAAAAAGGAAGTGCTTCTCTTTACTCTGACCGTTTTAATTTTGACGTATTGGAGTTAGATCCACCATTCACACCAGAGCGATTTATTGAAGCTATCGGGGTTGCGCAGGAAGCTGGCTACGATAATTTGATAATCGACAGTATTACTCACGAATGGAGTGGAACAGGCGGATGTCTAGAATTACTCGATGTGTTAGCAAAAGCCAAGTATCGAGGCAATACGTGGTCAGCATGGAGCGAAATAACACCACGTCACAATGCATTTCTCGACGCGATACTACGGTCTGACCTGCATATTATCGCAACGATGAGAAGTAAAACGGAAACTGCTCAGGTCGATAAAAGCAATGGTAAGAAAGGCGTAGATAAACTTGGCATGAAATCAGAGCAGCGTGACGGGGTTGAGTATGAGTTTACGACTGTACTAGACCTAAATCACGAAACTCACACGGCAATGGCAAGCAAGGATAGAACAGGATTGTTCAGCAACGCCGAAGTTACTCAGTTAAATGAATTAACAGGTAAAAAGCTAATGGATTGGCTTAATGATGGACGCACTAAAGCAGAGATAGATCTAGCTCACTTTACGAGCATTGCAACGGAAGCACAAAACATGGATGAGTTAAAAATCGCCTTTAGTGAAGCATACAAAGCACTTAGAGATACACCTGAACAAGCGGAGGCTCAAAAAGTGTATGAGCTAAGAAAAGAAGAACTAACCAAACAAGAGGTAGGTACTGATGGCAAGTAAAGGCGTGAATAAATGTATTCTCATTGGTCACTTGGGGCAGGATCCAGAAATCCGCTATATGCCATCAGGTGGCGCAATCGCTAATCTCACACTAGCCACATCGGAATCGTGGCGTGATAAACAAACCGGTGAGATGAAAGAAAAAACCGAGTGGCATCGAGTGTGCATCTTCGGCAAATTAGCAGAAATTGCAGGTGAATATCTGAGAAAAGGAAGTCAAGTATATATCGAAGGTTCTCTGCAAACCAGAAAATGGCAAGACCAAAGCGGGCAAGACCGATACACAACGGAAGTGGTAGTTAATGTCGGCGGTTCTATGCAGATGTTAGGCGGTAACGGTGGTAATCAGGCAGGAAGCCAGAAGTCACAGCAGAATCAAGGATGGGGACAACCTCAGCAACCGCAAGCGCAAAAACAAGCATCGAGTAATCAAACACCACAAAGTGAGCCTCCGATGGATTTTGAGGATGATATCCCCTTCGCCCCTATCGGACTCCCCTACCCACGCCACGCTATTTATGTGATTTAACCAAAGAATATGACCATTACTCAGTGCAAGGATGCAAACAGGAGGTAGAAACTTGACGAACTCAACGGGTTGCTGTAGATTGCTCGTAGGTGCTCAAAACACCTTCGTAAGCGGATACCGCACCCGATAGTCATGCGGATTTTTTATGTCCATAGTATTTTGATATGGTCGGGCGTGCGGCTAATACAATACCAGTGATGGGAATATGCCCGCCGACTTACGACGGTTTTGAGCGCCCGACCGCCCTCTCAAAAGGGGTAATCAAAAATATCGTAAGGACATAAATATGAATACTCAAATCTCCGTATTATCACCAACCGTTACCATCCAAAATGGGAAAGCAATCACAACTACGGAAAATGTAGCCATTTACTTTGGCAAACAGCATCATCATGTCGTTCAAAAGCTCGAATCACTTGATTGCTCAAAAGAATTTACCATCCGCAACTTTTCGCGAATGGTCAAAAACAAACCAATTGGCAGTGGAGCAAAGCGTGAAATTGTTTACTACCAGATGACTAAAGACGGATTTGTCTTTTTGGTTATGGGATTCACAGGCAAGAAAGCGGCTCAATTCAAAGAAGCCTACATTGCCGAATTTAACCGTATGGAAGCTGAACTGTACGGGAATAGAATAACCTCATGCGTTACTCAAGAAGAACGAGATGCCTACAACATAAATGCTCTCGCCAAACACTACGAAGCCATTTATCAGATTTGGAAAGAAGAATTACGCCCTGCATTAAAAACGCTCAACTCACCTGTTTATGGTCGCCTGTATGACAGATTCCAAGACGGCTATGTATTCGTTAAATACCTACAGCAAGATTTAAACTCTAAGCTGACGAACCGTCAACTGCCGCGTCACCACTAATCAATCTCAGCCCTGTTAATTCAGGGCTTTTAGCATCGTTTTAACCAGCGAGGGATTTTTATATGCAAAATTTAATTAACGTTGAAAAAGAAATCACCATGAGCAGTTTAGATTTTCTTAATAATATAATAAACCCTGCCAGAGTGTCTTGTGGTGAAGCAGAGGTTAAAAATGCTCATTTTGTTAAACGAATAGAGGATGAATTGGATGATTTACCAGCGGTAAAAACTTTTTACCGCTATGGAAACGAAGTTAGAGCTTATGATTTAAACATGGATCAGCTAATGTTGGTTGGTATGAGAGAATCAAAAGCGGTTCGTCGCTCGGTTCTTGAAAAACTTAAAACATTGTCTAATCCACCGCAAATGTCACAAGCTGAGTTAATCGCCGCTATGGCGCAAGTCAATGTAGAGCAGGAAAGGCGTCTTAACTGCGTTGAACAGAAAATTGAACAAATGGAGCAAGGTACTATCCCTGTAGGTTATCAGGGATACAGCTACCTAAAAGCCACTTATGGATTAAGTGATGCCAAATGCCGTCAACTTGTTATGGCTTGGGCTGTGCCTAACAAAAAAGTTCCACATATCGCACCAAGTGGACAAGTAACTCAAATGTCAGTGGTGCATGAAGAAACTTTCAAGCAATCACTTCATCAAATGATGAATGAAGCAGAGCAACGCGGAACCCAATGGTATCACAATAAGATAGGTAGATTTGCCATTTCAGGCTGGGAAAACGCAGCTTAATTTAACTCGCAGGGATGCAATGAAAGTAACGCCACATATGTATTGATTCAGTCTCTTAGGTGTGGATTAGTCACATGGATGTGAGTATGATTTCTGCTTTAAATAAGGAGGTGGTATGAATAGCAGAGATTTGGTTGATTGGGTTGTTATTGGGGCTAGCGTTTTATCTTCATTTAGTATTTTAGCAACTATCTTCGTTTATATCTGGCAAAAGAACAATAATAAAAAAGAGAAAATAAAAAACTTAAAGATAAGGCTAAAGCATCATTCTGATGTTAACTTGAATATAATATCTGATTTGCTTGAATTATCAAAAGAAATAAAAAGAAGGAAGGATGAAGTAAATGTTACAGCCACTAATTTTGTGGATTTCATATTAGTAGATTTAAACAACCAATCAATAAAACACATAAAAGGAGTAAATCCAAAAACATATGGAATATATAAAATAAACACAGAAAAATTAGAGGAGTCATTAATATTATGTAGCGAGCACCTACCATCTGATGTTATAGAGATTTTTCAAAAACATATTATATGTTCTTATAATACGCTATTTGACTCAATATTGCTTGGTCATAGATTAATAGATAAAAAACCAATTGAATCACTGAATGATACTCTAGAATCAGTTATAAGTAGTTGTAATCAATTTACTCAAAGTTTAGAAAGACTAGAGATAGAAATTGACTCATTATAGCATATGGCCCTGCACTAGCAGGGTTTTTTATACCTAAAATTCAGGAGCAGGCATGGATAAATCAAGACAGCAGTTTGAAGAGTGGCGCAGTAAGAATAAATCATCAACGATAAATCTATTCGATGTATGGCAAGCATCACGCGACTCACTCGTATTAGACCTACCAGAAAGAGAAAAGAATAAAGGAAATTATGATTTTTTCACTGATGGATATAATAGTGGAATATCAGCATGTGAAATTTCATTATTAGATAACGGAGTGAAAATAAAAAATGAATAAGAATATATTAGAAATAGCAAAACATTTAAAAAATAAAATAAACTCAGGCAAAGGTATTGATGAACACAATTGGCAAGAAATAATTGACGTTTGTAATGAAATAGAACGAATTAATGATTTAGAGCCAGTAGCATTTGCCAGACACACAGGAATGCAAAGGCATCTGGATTTAACCGTATCTCAGACAGTATTAAATGAATGGGTAGAATTTAATAATAAAAACCCAGAAATAAAAGACGATATTTACCCTCTATTTATTTTAGATTAAACAACCATGCAAATAATTGGATATGTATTACTCATGCTAATACAGGGTTCTACTGTACCTGTAACGGAAGATATATACACGCAATCGGAATGCAATAAACGTGCTGAATATTTAATGTCAGTGAGGAATGTTAAAGTTGTTTGTGGAGAGGTATGGAATGAAAGATAAATATTATGCTGGCTTAGAAAATTACAAAGATTGTATTGAGATTGAACCTACAACAAAAGATTGCTTTGTTTTACATACTCCATCTTGGAATATAGATGTGACAAAACAAGACTTAATTGACATCAGAAATACTATTAATGAAATACTAGGAGATGATAATGAATAAATACACCGAACTCTCTGACTTCGAGGTTAATAAAAAGGTTGCTGAGAGTCTTAAATTAAACACAATTGCATACGAACACACTGAAATAGTTTTGTTTGATGATATGGATGCAACGCCTTTCGACCCATGCAATAACCCATCAGACGCAATGCCGATTATTATTGAAAATAAAATAGGGTTATCACCAATGTACCATTCTAATAAATGGACAACTGACTGCCTTGATTATGACTTCATGTCAGTAAATAAAAACCCATACCGTGGCGCTATGGAAGTTTTTTTAATGATGAAGGATACGGAGAATAATCAATGAAACGAATTACATTATCAGAATGGAATAATAAATATTTCGCTAACCCTAGAAGTCAACGGCAATTATCTCGCTATATAAAGGAAGGTAGGTTATACCCTGCTCCAGAAAAGGTTGGTAGAGAATATGAGTTAGAGCCGTGGACAATTCTAACAAATGACAAAATGGTAAGGGAACCGCAATATTTAATGGAGAAAATTAATGGGCAGAAGCAGAAGTGCAAAGAACAAGGGTTTACCGCCTAACTTGTATTTGCGTAAAGGGATTTACTATTACAGGGATGTAAGAACTAAAAAGGAATTTTCTGTTGGCTCAAACAAATCATTGGCAATAACCGAAGCCATACAAGCCAATTTAGCTATTTATAAACCTAAAGAGCCATTAGTTGACAGAATTAATAATGTTCACTGTGTAACATTGCATGAGTGGCTTGATACTTATAGGGGGAAGGTAAACAGCCGGGGGTTAAAAGAGAAGACGCTCTACGATTACGAATCAAGAATAAAGTTAATCAAATTACACTTTAATGACTGTCCAATTGAGAATGTAACACCAAGAGATGTAGCCACATTTATTTCAGAGTACCCTAAAAAGGCAATGGCAAAATTACTAAGGTCCACTATGCTAGATGCTTTTAATGAAGCCATTGCGGATGGTGTGATAAAGGAAAATCCCGTTTCCGTGACAAAGCCGCCAAAAACAAGCGTTCAGCGATCAAGGTTATCGCTAGAAGAGTTTAAATACGCCTTGGAGCACACAAATGACAAATATAGGCATATGTTTCTACTAGCGGCCCTTACAGCTCAGCGCATTAGCGATATTATCAATATGAAGTGGGATGATATAAAAAATGATAGGCTGTATGTCACCCAAATAAAAACAGGTTCTAAAGTAGCAATACCACTCTCATTAAGACTTGAGTCTATTGGTTATTCTATTAAAGATGTTTTAAATCTCATGAATAGGAACTCAGATAAAATCTGTGGCAATACCACAGCAAAAACATTAAGAGGTAAGTTTATCGAAGCCCTACCTGAGTATTTGGAAAATAAACCAACATTTCATGAAATTAGAAGTTTATCTGCAAGATTATATGAAGAAGAAAAAAGTGCTGAGTTTGCAAAGAAAATACTTGGCCACAAATCTATGAGAATGACAGATAAATACCTTGATGATAGAGGTAATGGCTACGTTGAATTGTGA